GTAATGTATTAACTAGTATAACACTAACTCTATTTGGGCAATCTATAAATCTGTACAAATTTAATAGTTAAGCCTGAGTAGCACTTTATAGGGTTTCTCTAGTACCTTAGATTACCCGTAACTATTATTACTCCAAAATAAACTTGCTACATCTAAATTCATAATATAGCAGAGGTTCGAGTGGTTTGTTATTTATACAAAACTTATTAAGAAAAACTTCGCCAAACCATTCGGAATAGCTTCTTAATAAGAATTACTTGTATTAAAGATACAGTTTAATGTCATATATCTATGGACATTGAGATTACCATTAGCAATCTCAAAAACAAGGGCATTTATTTTTTGTTGCTTACCCTAAACAACATTCTCATAACTTCGGTTAGATAAACCTACTGAGAAATTACACCTCGTAGGAGAATTGAACTCCTGTTTTTAGATTGAAAATCTAACGTCCTAGCCACTAGACGAACAAGGCTTAAATGTATCGGACACAACCCGACTTGAACGGGCGACCTCTGCCTTGACAGGGCAGCGTTCTGACCAACTGAACTATGTGTCCTAAATTTTTAAAGAACAATTATTTTTAAAAAATTTATCTTTATAAGGATTATATCTTAAATTTTTATCACCACGTTTTTTACTATCCTGTGGTTTAAAATCTTTTACATATCTTTTTAATTGTGCTACAAAATTTTGTTGAGTTTTTGTATAATTATATTTTTCTTTAAAATATATCCATCCTAATCTATTATATTCTTTATAATAAAAATTATACAATTCTCTATTCTTATCCATTCTATCTTTTAATTTATGATGCTTATGAACATACTTTTTTATACTTTTATTATGTTGTTTTATTATTTTATTAAAAATTTGAACTAATTGATATAATTTTTGCTTTTTATAAGATTCCCAATTTATTATTCTTCCAATTTCCCAACCATCTAATAAATATTTAGAAACCTCTTCTTTTTTAACAGGCTTACATACTTGTAAAAATAAATTATACATATATACTTTTCCATACATACAATTTTTAGAACCACTACTTATATAACTCATCAATTTACTAAATTCTATTCTTAAAAATTCATATAATCTTGAATTATAGTATCTGTTCTGTTTAGTATTCTTACAATTCATCATTAAAAAAGCATTTAATAATTTATAATAATATTTTGTATTTTTATAAATTTTTACTAATAATAAATGACATATATAATGTTCTCTTGCAGTTAAATCTATTAAATTATTATCATTATCATTTTTAGAAATACAATAAGGTATTATATGATGTTTTTCTTTATAACCTATTGGTTTTTCTATTTTTCTTTTATTAATAATATTATTATATATTTTTAAATAATTCATCTGTAAACCTCTTATATAAATATAAATGAAAAGTTTACAGTTTATAATAAATGGTGGGAGAAAGATTCGAACTTTCGTAGGACAAAAAAATCCAATAGTTTTACAGACTATCCTCGTTGACCACTTGAGTATCCCACCATTTATTATACTCCTCCGCTGGGTTCTGCCCCCAGAATAACCGGTTAACAGCCGGACGTGATACTGTTTCACCACAGAGGAATATAAAACTCAAATTTTCAAAGAACTATTCTTACTTACTTTTCACAAGCACAAAAAGTACCATTATCAATCCATAATACTTTTACTAAATTAAAAATTAGTTCAGCATTAAGACCACCGCCAACAACATTTAAAATTTTTCTTAAAGTATTTACTTTACAATCAAAGTTGTTTGGTGTTTCTACTACTTCTTTATGAAAGTTAAATATTGCTTTTACTAAATTAGTAACATATTCTGTTACTCTTTTATCTGCTTCTTTTACTTCTTCTTGAGCACCTTGAGTTAAAGTTTTAACTTTTTCTTCAAGTTCTTTCTTAATATTTTCATTAAGATTTTGTGCTTGATCTAAAAAGGTTTTATAAAGAATTAATTGATTATAATTCGTTGCGGTAATTTGTTTAAATTCAACAATATCTTTATGCTCCTTTTCAAAAGTTTCAAAGTCTAATTTTTTTTGTTCACTCATTTTTCTTCACCTCATATAATATATTATACTAAATTTTTAGAAAAAATAAACTGTTATTTTTACTATAATTTTATTTTATAATCTACCCCTATTAACATTTGTCTATGTCCATCTTTAAAAATACTAACATTACCATTCCACCAAGAACTACCACCAATATTATAACCTAAATCTAATTTAGTATTTGTTCCTACTTGCATACCTTTAAAAGATATTCTAGGTGCATGACTATGTCCAATAACACATTTACCAGATGATAATTCTAATGACCTTAAACTTGACATACCACCATTATTACCAATATCCCCATGTAAACTTAATTCAATACCACTTATTTTAAATGATTTCTCTTGTAGAAAGTGTATTCTTATATCCCTTCTTATTTTATGTCGCATTGTTAATTCAAAAGGGTCTAAACCCATTAAAGCATAACCACATAAACTATGAGCATATAAAGCATTAGAATTATCTTTTATCCATAAATGTCTATTACCTATATATTTACTTAACCACCTATCGTGATTACTTTTTACTATATAAAAATCTATATTTTTAATATCTTCTACCCATTTATTAAATACATCAGCAGTATAATTGTGTTCTGCTTCTAAATTGATAAATTTCTTCATTAATTTTGCCATTTTAACCCAGTTGTCTTGCTCGTGATGATTTATAGTATTATGTGAACAAAAATCGTGTATAAATAATTTTTTTGCTTTTAATAATTTTATTTCGTCTTTTAATAATTGTAATGCTTTTGGGTCTTCGTCCCCGCTTAAATGAAAATCACCTGCAACTATTGCTTCCGCTTCTATATTTTTTATTTTGTTTGGGTAATATGCTTTATTTAAATCAACAAAATAATCATTAATCCACTCTATGTTTCGTACATAAAAAATTTTATCATCTTTTATTTCAACAACTAAAGCACCTACTTTATTATTATCTGTGTTTATATAACCCGTTACATTTTTTCTATAAATAGGTTTACTACAAGTACCCGTTAAATATACTAAATGTACTTTATCTTTATGAATTGATGGGATTATTTCCATACATTGCTTTGTACTCGCAGCAATAATTGAATAATTTTTATGTCCTAATTCTTTTATACTTTTTATTGGATTTCTATTATTTGCGGTTATACCTGTATTAACTAATTTTAAATTACTATTAAATGTTGCTTCTGTACAAAAATATTTACTATATTTAATTGTATCATCTTCGCTAAACATAACTTCATTTCTAACACCACGAATTGGACATAATAGTAGTTCAGCATTATTATGTTTGCAATAATTTTTCATCGCATCAACAAAATCTTCATCTACTCTTGAATTAGGTAATATTGAAGAAATAATAAATCTTTTTTTGTTGTACTTTTTTGAAGGTAAATCTACGGAGTAAGTTTGTTTTAATTCATTGAAGGTCATAAATTTTTCATAATGATGATTAAATTTTGATAACCTTCTATATTGGTCTCTTGTTATATTATTTGTACCATATTTTAATTGAAAGTCTTGAACTAATTTCTTAAATTCTTTAATAATATCTTCTTTAGTTATCTTTCTAGACATTACTAAACCCTCCAATAATTATATTATACTAAACTACTGCCAAAAATGTTTCTTTTGATACAATTTACTTCCATCAACATTTTTTAATTGAGGATGTGTATAAATTGGATCAGTAATAGGAAATGCTTTCAAATCAAATGCTTGCCATGTGTCCGCACCCCTCCAACTTCTTTGATAAGTAACATTTTGTATCTCAAATCTTTTATTATCTTTTGTAATTATAAGATCACCATCTACTAATTTTGGTGTATAAATTGTCCAACACCTTGTATTCTTTTCTATGGCTGCACCCCTATAAGTTACAATATGTGTTTGACCAGGGCTTGCAATACTTGCCCAAATAATAATAGGTTCATAATATTGAACAATTTCTTTTCTACCTACTCTTCTATTATCATCTTCTGTGTCAGTTGAATAATTTACTCTTTTCTTTTTAATTAAATAAACAGGTTCACCCCTGTCTTGCAAAATCCATAATTCATCACGAACTATTTTATTAAATTGGTATCTTCTTAAAACATTTAAGGGTAAATAATTTGTTCCTATATAAGAACTTTCACCGTTAGGATATTTATTATCGTGAGGATCCCATCTCGTATTATTACTATCTGTCCAGGTGCCTGCACTTGTTTCCATATATTCTGTAGTGTTAGGAGCACCTTGATAACGAGATAATGGTGATTCATTATTATTACTATCAACTGATGAAACTCTGTACCAACATTCTGTTCCGTCAATTATTTCGAAATCACTATCTATATATTCTAAATCTGAAGTTGTCGCAAGTAATTCTGCTTCCCCATAAGGTACTCTATTGCGATAAATCTTATAGTTTATTGCCAAAGGATTAGCGGTCCAAGATATTTTATATTTACCTTGGATACCTTGGCATAAATTTTCTACAAGTATTTTATCGGGAAAATTTAAAAGCATATTTTAATTTACTCCGCTGGTGTTTCAGATGGTTCTGCAGCACTTTCATCACCTGTACTCGGACCTGTTTCTTCTAAACTAGGTTCTTCACCACTTTCCATTGAACTTGGACCTAAATCTATTGGTGCTGAACTATCAAAATTAGACATTGGTTCATCGCTCATCGTATCTGGACCATTTTCTAATCCTTCTTCTGTTTGTTGTAATTGTTCTTGTTGTTTTAATTTTTGCCTTAATAATTCAATAGGATCTTGACCTAAAGCATATTTAAGTGAAAGTGATGGGTCATCTTTTACTGTTTGGTCTATAATTTCTCTTGTTAATTCATTTGAAAGCGTACCTTGGTCTTCTTTTCTATAATAATCAATTACTTTTTGGTCTAAACCAAATACATCTCTAATTACACCCCAAGGTATAGCATCTCTTTCAAATAGTTGCATTAAAAATTGTCTTTCTGATTGACTATTTAAAAGATTTTGTTTTTGCCACATAAAAGTTGGCAAATAATAATTATTATTAGCAAACCTTCTTGATTTAACCAATGTACATTTCTTTTGTTCACCTGGTGTTTGGTTTATTAATTGTTGTTGTCTTGCAATAGGTAAATAAATCTTATTTATAAATAAATTTTCCAAGCGTACTCTTTTTGTCATAAATCTGTGCATCAAAAGTCTTGTATTTGCTGTTTGACCTGCATAAGAAGTATCACCATTCATTAATGCTTCATTCATAAAAAATGCTTGCATTATTCTTTTTGTAGTCCATTCAAAATGGGGAATTAAATTTTCAATTTTATCTTTTGTTCCAACATAATCAACTTGTAATCCAAAATGATAAATCAAACTCATATCAGGATCGCCTGCTGCTTGAATCAATAATTTTTTAAATTGTTGAAAATGTTTTTGTGAAGGTACCCAACCCATTGATTCTGAACCTAATTTAAAAATCTTAATAGGGAATAAGTGTCTTTGAACAAATGTATGTTGTAATGTTCTTAATTGTTGTTCATACATCAAATCAGGTAATGCTCTTTTTGTTAAAGGATAACCTCTTTTTGAATAACCATCAACTTGATTTGCTAAATACATTACTCTTGCATCAGGAATATCATAAGGTTCATTATTTACTGCTGCCTTATAATATTTTTTATCATATTTTTGTAATGTACTAGCGAGTAAATTTGATGCTTCAGTATTTTCTTCTAAAATTCTTTGAATTTCAGGGTCTGGTTTAATTGTAAATACTTTTTTATTAGAACCAGGAATAGTGGTAATTTCAACAAATTCTGGCGGGTATTGTACCCATTCTTCCCATTCTAAATTAGCATTATCCCAATTACCTAAAAATACACTTTCACCAAGTAATGCAACATCTCTTAAACTACATTCCGCTAAATTTAATAATTCTAATCTATCAGCAGTAAATTGATAATATTCCCTAACTTCTTCGTTAGGACACATTATTTGAAAATCTGAAAGTGGAAATTGTGCATGAACATCTACACAACTTGAAAAAACGGGAGAGAATTTATAGTAATGACGGTAGCGTTTGTTTGCTTCAGGTAAATTATATTCAGGAAACATAACCAACTGACTATCATATAATGGATCTTGCCAAAATAATGGTACTCTTCCATATTGCATTGATGTATCAGTTGCTAAATCTGCTTTTTTCTTAAATACTGGTGTTTCTATTAATTCAGGTTGAAAATTATCCATCTTTTTCAATTCTGCAGCAGTTATTTTTTTATTCATATTTCCTCAATATTTTCATTATATAAATATAAATGAAAATTACTTTCCTGTACTACCAAAACCACCACCTCTATCATTAGTTTTATCAAGTTCTTTTATTTCTTCAAGTTCAAAATCATTAATTTTAACTAATTCCATTTGCATTATCTTATCACCACGATGAATTGTATGTAATTTATCAGTTAATCTATAAACACCTATATTACCGTTAGGTGTATTTGGAAAAAACTTATTCTCTGGTAAAACGTGAAATAAACCTTTTACTTCATCTGTATAATGAGTATCAATTATTCCAACATTATTTGATAAAATTAAACCATATTTTATAGGATTTGAACTTCTATTATATATTCTTACTTGATAACCTTCAGGTATATTAAATGCTAACCCTGTGTGTACTAAAGTTGGATACATACCTATTACTATATCTTCATCG